ATGCACGAAAAGGTGCCGGCGCTGCTCACCAGCGGTGAACTCGCCCTCCCGTCGCTACAGCGGCTCGACGAGGCCGCTGCGAGTCTTGCGGCGGCGTCACGGTCGGCCGGGACACAGCGGGTCTACGCGGGCGCCTGGCGCGATTTCACGGGGTTCTGCCACGAGCACGGCCTCGCGCCGCTGCCGGCCACACCACTGACGGTGATCCGCTACCTGACGCACTTGGCCGAGCTCGGCCGCTCGGTCGCGACGATCGATCTGCGCATCGCCGCGATCGCCCTGGCCCACCGCATGGCCGGCCATGACAGTCCGACCGTGCGGGAGGACGTGCGCCAGGTTCTGGCGGGCATCCGCAACACCCGCGGGCGGGCGCCAGCGAAGAAGAAGGCGCTCACCGCCGACCTGCTTGTCGGGGTGTTGCGCAAGATCCGCGGCCGCGAGCTCGCCGAGACCCGCGATCGGGCGATGATCCTGCTGTGCTTCGGCGCCGCGCTGCGCCGCTCCGAGCTGGTCGCCCTCGACGTCGACGACATCGAGCGCCACCGACGTGGACTGCTGGTGCGACTGCGCCGCTCGAAGACCGACCAGGAGGGGAGAGGCCAGACCGTCGCGGTGCCGGACGGCAAGCTCAAGGTGCCGGCCGCCCTCGACGCTTGGCTGAAGGCCTCTGGTCTCACTGATGGCGCGCTGTTTCGTGGCTGCGATCGCGGTCGGCTCTCGGCCGAGCGACTGAGCGCGAGCCAGTTCGCCCGCATCCTGAAAGCGCGCTGCGCCGCCGCCGGGCTCGATCCGAGCCTGATCGGCGGGCACTCACCGCGGCGCGGCTTCGCCACCACCGCCGGCGACCTGGGGGCGGATCTGCGCCTCACAGCCCGGCAGATGCGCCACGCCAAGCTCGAGACCACCCTCGGCTACATCGAGGACGGCGAGCTGTTCCGCCACCACGCCGGCGACGGCTTCCTCTGACCACCCGGAATCCCCCGATGAAGCCAGCGACCGAGGTCGTCGGGCAGCTCGTGCGCGACGTGCTGGCCTATGACGAGGCGATGACGTTCGACGGCGCCAGCGCGCGCCGACGCGAGTTCGAGCGCCTCGCCGCCCAAGCCTCTCCGGGCTCGCTCGGCCAGGCCGTTGCACGTGCCACCGCCGAAATCCTCATGCGGGTCGAGCAGAGCCTGCAGGGGCAGCGGCCCGTCCGATGAGCCGGCGCATCCTCGACTGGCGCCAAGCGCTGTCGGACCTACGGGCCGACCGGGCGCCACGGCCGGACATCCGCGAGGAGCGCCTCGGGACGCAATCGACCGCCGCCGTGCGCCTGTCGTGCTGGCGCGGCCGATCCGGGCGGCGCTACGTGGTCACCGTGCAGGCGCTGGACACGTCGCCGATCGCGCTGTCGAGCGCCACCGACCCGCGGCTGCTGGTGGCGCTCGCGGTTCGGCGGACGGCGGGCGTTGCCGCGATCGTCGCGGTGGACGGCATCAGTGTGATCGAGCACGCGCAGGCCGACGTAGTCCGTGAGGGCGCGACCGAGCTGCATCTCTACCGCCTTGCCGACACACCGGCGGAACACTTCGCAGCTATCGAAGATCTCCGCGAGGCACCGCCCGCCGACTGTCGCCAGGCGAGCGCGGGGGCATAAGCTAATCTTGGCCTAGTCGAGCCCGTAGAAGAATAGAGAGCGCCAATTTGAGCTCACGCCCCCGCTGGCTGGATACTTAACCGCAATCCCATCGCCTTCAGCACGCCCATTAGCGTGTCGAGTTGCGGGTTACCTTTCTCGGACAGCGTTCGGTAGAGCTGTTCCCGCGAGCGTCCAGTTTCCTGAGCGATCTCGGCCATTCCCTGGGCTCGTGCGACGACACCGAGGGCGTGAGCAAGTAGGGCCGGATCGTTGTCCTCTAGGACGGCATCGAGATACGCCGCGATATGCTCTGGCGTCTTCAGGTGCTCGGCGGTGTCGTAGGGGCGTGTTTCCAGGGCCATCGTCAGAGTTCCTTTGCCAATGCCTTTGCCTCGCGGATATCCCGATCCTGCGAGCCCTTGTCCCCGCCGCAGAGCAGAACGACGACCTCGACGCCTTGCTGGACGAAGTAGACTCGATAGCCAGGGCCGTAGTCGATCCGCATTTCGCTCACGCCTTCGCCGACCGCCTTCACATCACCGGGATTGCCGAGGGCGAGGCGATCAATCCGCTTGGTGATCCGCGCCACCGCATTCACGTCGCGCAGGCCGTCGATCCAGTTGGCGAAGCGGGTAGTGCGAAGGATCGTCGGCATGCCTCTTTGTAGTCTTTTGACTACAGAAAGTCAAGAGTCATGATTGTCACCACGCTGCTGTTCATGGTCAGTGACATTGAACGGTTTCGCGAGGAGTTGAGAGCGCAAGCGCAGCAGGCGGCATGACCGATACCGACTGCCGCTTCCTCCTCCACACTGTCTGCGCTTTGATAGCTGCGTAGGCTTACCGTCCTATTCGGACAGTAGCTTGTCTAGCTCGTTGAGCGAAAGCAGCAGTAGCGACGGTGAAGTTAGCGGGGACTGATCTACTCCCGGACTGTCAGGGACCCTGCCGTTCCGGAACCTATACGGGTGGGCGAAGCCCGAAGGTTTCCTAGCGCCAGGGTCCGAAAACCCGTGAACGGTGAACGGTGAACGCGCCGAGTGAACGCTCTTCCCGCACCATGGGCCAAGCCGAGTTCGCCCGGCACCGTGGTGTCTCGAAGGCGGTCGTCACAAAGTGGAAGGGCCAGGGTCTCCTCGTCCTGACCGAGGACGGAAAGGTCGCCGTCGAGGCCACGGAATGGGCGCTCGATCAGCGGCCGGCGAGCTATCGCGGCGGCACCACCCACCGCCCGATCCGGGCAGCGGACGGCAACAACGCCGTTCACCGGGATGCTCGGTCGAGAGCGGCGGTGGCGAAACTCGACGGCGCAGCCCCGGTGCGCGCTGGTCCGCTCTCGATCGATCCGGGTAACGGGCCAAGCATCGATCCGGCCGAGTTCGACCCGGACAACCCGAACCTCCCGCTGAACCTCGCGGCCCAGCGCAAGGAGAACTACCTCGGCCTGCTGCGAAAGCAGGATCACGAGACGAAGCAGGGAGCGCTCGTCGATCGTGCCGCCGCCGAGGCGGCGTTCTTCGACGAGGGGCGGGCCTTCCGAGATGCCCTGATCGCGTGGCCGGCGCGCGTGTCGATCGAGATGGCCGATGAACTCACGATCGACGCCCGCGAGCTGACCCAGGTCCTGAGCAGCTATGTCAACCGGTTCCTCGCCGAGCTCGGCGAGCCCTCCGACCTCGAGCTATCGCGACACCGACAGTCTTAGGCGTTCGTGGCGGCGCGGCCTGACCCCACCGCCCCATCTCGACGTGGTGCAGTGGGCCGAGGCGTTCCGTAAGCTCAGCAAGGAGTCGTCGAACGGGGGCAAGTTCATCACCGCGAAGGTCGAGGTGGCGCGCGGGCCGATGCTGTGGGCGACCGAGCCCGGCGTCAGCAAGATCACGCTGATGGCATGCACGCAGCTGCTGAAGACCACCGTCATCGAGAACATCCTCGGCCGGTTCATTCACCTCGACCCGTGCCCGATCCTGGCGGTGCTGCCCAAGGACGACGCGGCCGAGACCTTCTCGAAGGACCGGCTCGCGCCGATGATCCGGGACTCGAAGAAGCTCCTCGAGTTGTTCGGCGAGGCCAAGGCGCGGGACGCCGGCGCGACCCTGACGCACAAGCAGTTCCCTGGGGGACATATCACCCTGGTCGGGGCGAACAGTCCGACCAACTTGGCGATGCGGCCGATCCGGCTGCTCGTCTGTGACGAGATCGACAAGTACCCGCTATCCGCTGGCGGCGAGGGCCCGCCGATCGATCTGGCCGAGGAACGGCAGGCCGAGTTCAAGGCCAACAGCCTCACCGTGCTGGCCTGCTCGCCCACCGTCTCCGGTCGCTCGGCGATCGAGGCGAGCTACGAGGAGAGCGACCAGCGCAAGGCCTTCGTCTGCTGCCCGCACTGCGCGACGTGGCAGTCGATGGAGTGGGATGGGGTCAAGTTCGACAAGGACGAGGATGGCAGGATCGTCGTCGCCAGCGCTCGTTACGAATGTGTCGCCTGCGAGAAGCCCTGGACCGAGGCGCAGCGCCTCACCGCGCTGAAGCGGATCGAGTGGCGCCAGACCAGGGCATTCACCTGCTGCGGCGAGAAACAGGTTCCAGAACAATGGGCGCCGCTGGCGCACGGCGTCCGGCGGGCGCTGTGCCGCTGCTGCGGGGCGCAGGCGGTGTCGAACCAGCATGCGGGCGGGCAGGCCTCCAAACTCTACGCCCCGAAGCAGACGATCAAGGAGACGGTCGCCAAGTTCGCGCGCGCGCTGCGACGGGGGCCGGAGGCGTTGCGAACCTTCTTCAACACCCAGCTGGCGCGCACCTGGAAAGAGGGCGTCGACGCGCCCGAATGGAAGGATGTCTACGCCCGGCGCGACGACTACCTCTCCGGCACGGTCTCGCCCGGCGCGCTGATCCTGTTCGCTGGGGTCGACGTGCAGAAGGATCGCCTCGAGGTCTCGGTATGGGGGTTCGGGCGCAACCGCGAACGCTGGCTCGTCGAGCACAGGGTGCTGACCGGCGATACCGGCCGCGGGACGGTCTGGGCCGAACTGGCGCTGATGTTCGACGAGACCTGGGAGCACGCCAGCGGCGCCGAGATGGCGGTGCGGGATTGGGGTATCGACTCGAGCGCTTTCACCGACGTGGTCTACGCCTTCGTCCGGTCCCAGGCCGGCCGCGGCAACGTCCACGCCATCGATGGCCAGGACAGCTACTCGAATATCTTCCTCGGCCTCGGCTCGAAGGACGCGAACCCACGGGGCAAGAAGCTCCGTCGCGGGCTGAAGACCGTCCGGATCGGCGTCTCGCTCGCCAAGCAGGAGATGATGAGCTGCCTCGGCCTGCAGCGCCCCGCTGCCGGTGCGGCGTTCCCGGCAGGCTTCATCCACCTGCCGCGCGACGTGTCCGAGGATGGCGTTCAGCAGCTCACCGCCGAGGAGCTGGTAGTGAGCCTCAGCCGCGGGAAGACCCGGCGCGAATGGGTGCCGATCGGCGGCCGGCGCAACGAGTGGCTCGACTGCGCGAACTATGCCCGGGGGCTCGCGGCGATGCGGGGCTGGGACCGCTGGCGCGAGACCCACTGGCGCAGCCTCGAGGCCGCCCTCGGCATCGAGCGGGCGACCGTCGCACCGGTGGCCGTGACCGAGGCCCCAGCCGTGCCCGTGGTCGCGGGTTCGATCGCCGCCAGGACGATGAAGCGCAAGATCCGACGCAGCGTGGCCCGCAAGGGGCCGGCGAGGTGGTGATGAGCGAGACGCCCGATCAGATCGTGACGCGCCTGCGCCGCCAGCTTACCGCCCTCGACAAGGCGATGGCCAGCGGCGTGCTCACCGTCGAGGGGCCGGATACCGGCCGGGTGACCTACCGGAGCTACGGCGAGATGCGTGCAGCCCGCTCCGACCTGCTGCGCCGGATCCGCGAGGCCGAGGCCGCCGCCACCGGCGTGATGCCGCGCCGGCGGGCTCGGCGCATCGTCCTGATCGGCACCAGCGGGTTCTAGCGTGACGGCCGCCTTCCGCACCCGCGCCCGGATCAAGGGCACGGGCCTCTATGCCGACAGCCTCGCCGCATCAGTGCTCAGTGGCGAGACCGGCTCCGCGGTCGAGGCCTCGGCCTACGACGCGGCCGGCGGCAGCGGGCGCCGCTCGCGGTCCTGGCGCGTCGGTGCATGGGGGCCGAATGCCGCGATCACCTACGCGCTCGACGAGCTGCGGCGGAAGTCGCGCGATCAGGCGCGCAAGAACCCCTATGCCGGGGCGGCCATCGACCGGCTCGTCGACAACATCGTCGGCACCGGCATCGTCCCGCGCTCGATCGCGGCGCGCTCGGTCGACGGACTGAGCCCGGAAGACGCCAAGCGGATCAAGGCCGAGGACGCGGCGTTCCGCGACACGCTGCAGCGTCTTTTCCTGGCCTGGACCGACGAGGCCGACTCGGTCGGGGCGCACGACTTCTACGGCCTGCAGGCGATCGCGGTCACCGGCATGGTCGAGGGCGGCGAGACCTTCACCCGGCTGCGCACCCGGCTCCCGTCCGACGGCCTGACCGTGCCGTTCCAGCTGCAGGTGCTGGAGGGCGATCACTGCGACCACCTCAAGACGGATGGCACCAGCCGCATCCGGCAGGGTATCCAGTTCAGCGAGATCGGCCGGCGCACCGGCTACTGGCTGCGCCGCGAGCATCCCGGCGACGGCAGCATCACCGGCAGGGGCTTCGAAGAAGTCCTCGTCCCGGCCACCGACGTCTGCCACCTCTTCCGGGCGCGCCGTCCCGGGCAGGATCGCGGCGAGCCCTGGCTCGCCCGGGCCCTGCGCACCCTGTACGAGCTCGACCAGTATCTCGATGCCGAGCTGGTGCGGAAGAAGAACGCCGCCCGCCTCGTCGCCTTCGTCAAGAAGACGCTCGACGCCGATGACGAGGAACTGCCAGGCGCTGGCGTGCTCGGCTCCGGGCCGGCCGAGGATGACGGCATCGGCGTCGTCGAGATGGAGCCCGGTACGGTGCAGGTCCTCGCCGAGGGCGAGGACGTGACGATGTCCGACCCGGCCGATGTCGGGCCGACCTTCGAGCCGTTCATCCGCGAGGCCAAGCGCGGCGTCGCCGCGGCGGTGGGGCTGCTCTACGAGGCGCTGAGCGGCGATTACAGCCAGCTCAACGACCGGACCCTGCGCGCCGCGCTCAACGACTTCCGCCGCGCCGTCGAGCGCTGGCAGCATCACCTCGTCGTGCACCAGTGGTGCCGGCCGATCTGGCGCCGCTGGATCGACCTCGCCCTGCTTGCCGGCGCACTGCGGCTGCCCGACGGCATGACGCGCCAGCAGGCCTACGCGGTCGAGTGGGTGCCGCAGGCCTGGCCGTACATCCACCCGGTCCAGGACGTCGAGGGCCGGCAGAAGGAGGTCCAGGCCGGCTTCACCACCCGCACCCGCATCGTCGCCCAGGGCGGCTACGACGCCGAGCGGGTCGATGCCGAGAACGCGTCGGACAACGCCCGCGCCGACACCCTGGGGCTGGCCTACACCAGCGACGGCCGCAACGCGGCGAAGGCGTCGCAAACCGATCCGACCGGCTCGCCCGGCAGCGAACCCGAACCCGCCCAGTCCGAGGTGCCGCAATGACCGCTGCCCTGCGTGCCTTGACGGCCGAGCCCTGGGCGATCCGGCCCGATTACCTGCACTTCATGGCCAGCCTCGCCGGCCTCGACGCCGCCGGTCGCGCCGATCGCCGGGCCGCCGAGGGCCGGGAATGGTTCCGCCTCGACCTCCAGGCCGTTGCCGGCCCAACGGCACAGCGGCTCGAGGGCGCGCGCTACGCCATGCTGACCCGCGAGGGCGTGGCGATCGTGCTGGTGGTCGGGCCGATCTTCCCGCGCGCCAACCTGATGACGGAGATGTCCGCCTCCGGCACCTCGGCGGCGATGCTTGCCCGCGAGCTGCGGCTTGCCGGGGACGATCCGGAAGTCGGCGCGATCCTGCTGATGGTGGACTCGCCCGGCGGCTCGCCCACCGGCATCAACGCGCTCGCCGACCAGATCTACGCCCTGCGCGGGCGCAAGCGCGTGCTCGCCCATGTCACCGGCAGCGCCGCCTCGGCGGCCTACTGGCTGGCCTCGGCCGCGGGCGAGCTCGTCGTCGAGAAGACCGGCATCGTCGGCTCGATCGGCGTGGTGGCGGCCCTGTCGAAGCAGGTCGAGCCCGACGCCTCGGGCAGCCTGACCATCGAGATCGTCTCGTCGAGCGCGCCGAACAAGCGGCCCGATCCGCAGGCCGAGGACGGTGCGGCCGAGATCCGCGCGCTGCTCGACAGCATCGAGACCCAGTTCATCACCGACGTCGCCCGCGGCCGCAGCACCACCCCGGCGAAGGTGAGGAGCGAGTTCGGCGCCGGCGGCGTCAAGGTCGGTGCCGCCGCCGTCGCCGCCGGCATGGCCGACCGCGTCCAGACCTACGAGCGCAGCCTCGCCGACCTGACCCGGACCGCCTCGGCCGAGCGCCGGGCGCGGGCCGCGCGGGGCTGACCCCGCTCACGAGACCCCGCGGCCATCCGGCCCGGCTCCCAGGCGCAAGCCGCGCCGCCCCCAGCAAGGACAGACCCCATGGCCGCCGATCTGGCAGCCCTTCGCCGTGATCGCGCGAAGGCTTCCGCCCGCATGTCCGAGATCGCCGCCGCCGCCCGCGGCCGCTCGATGACCGACGACGAGTTCGCCTCGTTCGAAACCGCTTCGAACGAGTTCACCCGCCTCGACGGCGCGATCGCCGCCGCCGAGGGGCAGATCGAGACGGCGCGCGAGAGCACGGCCGCGATCGGCCGAGCCGACGCCGCCGAGATCGCCCGGCTCTGCACCACGGGCGGCGTGCCGGCGATGGCCGCGACGCTGCTGGCCGAGGGCATCGGCGTCGACGAGGCGAAGCAGCGCGTCGCCGCCGCCGGCGAAGCCAGGAACCTCGTCGCGCTCGCCCGGGCCAAGGACCCGAGCATCCCCGAGGATCTCGCCGCGACGATGCTCGCCGAGGGCAAGGGCGTCGAGGCGATCCGCGCCGCGCTGTTCGACAAGCTCGTGGCCGGCGAGGCGAAGACCGCGATCACCAGCCACGTCCCGGTCGAGACCGGCCAGGCCGGTGCCGCCGCCTCCTCCGCCAGCATGGCGCGCGAGATCCGGCGTGCCGCCCTCGCCAAGACGGAGGCCTGATCGATGCCGCTGCTCGAAACCGCTCCCGTCGCCTCGGACTGGCTGAAGTCCGAGGCGGAGAACTACCGCTCGCGCGACACCGCGATCGTCGCCGCCGGCGCGGGCAAGCTCAAATCCGGGCACGTGCTCGGCCGGCTCACCGCGTCCGGCAAGTTCGTCCCCGCCACGGCCGCCAGTTCGGACGGCGCGCAGACCGCCGTCGCCATCCTGGTCTTCCCGGTCGACGCCACCAGCGCCGACCAGCGGGCCGTGATCGTCGCCCGCGAGGCGACCGTGAGCCACAACGGCCTCGTCTGGGGGCCGACCATCACCGATGCAGCCAAGCGCGCGGCGGCCATCGGCCAGCTGCGGGCGGCGGGCATCCTCGTGCGCGAAGGGGCCTGAGCCGATGGCTGACACGATCCTCGACATCTTCAACCAGGATGCGTTCGCCGCCTCCACCCTGACCGCCAACGTCGCCCTGGTCCCGAACCAGTACGGGCGGATCAACGGGCTCGGCCTGTTCGGCAACGAGCCGGTCCCGACCACGTCGGTCATCGTCACCATCGAGAACGGCGTGCTCAACCTGCTGCCGACCCGTCCGCGCGGCGGGCCGGCCTCGCTCGGCACGCGCGGGCGTCAGAAGCCGAAGGCCTTCGTCGTCCCGCACATCCCGCACGAGGACAGCGTGCTGGCCACCGACGTGCAGAACATGCTGGCGGCCTATGGCGGCGGCTTCTCGCTCGAGACCGTGCTCGGCTTCGTCAACCGCAAGCTGATCACGATGCGCAAGAAGCACGCGATCACCCTCGAGCACCTGCGGGTGACGGCCCTGCGCGGCATCGTCCTCGATTACGACGGTTCGCCGATCCTCGACCTGTTCCAGGCGTTCGGCGTGAGCGAGAAGGTCGTGGACTTTGCCCTTGGCACGGCCTCGACCGATGTCGGGGCGAAATGCGACGAGGTGGTCGGCTACATGGAGGACAACCTCCTGGGCGAGACCATGAGCGGCGTCCACGCCCTGGCCTCGCCGGAATGGATGGCGAAGTTCACGAGCCACGCCTCGGTCAAGGAGGCGTTCAAGTACTTCACCGCGACGCAGAACCCGCTGCGCGACAGCGTGCGCAAGGGCTTCTCGTTCAAGGGCATCGTGTTCGAGGAGTACCGCGGCTCGGCCTCCTACGTGCAGGAGGACGGCTCGATGAGCGTGCCGAGCCGGTTCATCCCGGCGGGCGACGTGCGCTTCTTCCCGCTCGGCACCAACGACACCTTCACCAACTACTGGGCGCCGCCCGACTTCTGGAGCGGGGTCAACCAGTCGCCGCTGGCCGACAGTCCGGACGCGGAGGTGTTCGTCGCGCCGCTGGAGCCGAAGAAGTTCGGCAAGGGCGTCGACATCCACACCGAGTCGAACCCGCTGCCGCTGGTCAAGCGTCCGGCGCTGCTGGTTCGCGGCACCACCTCGAACTGATCGAGCGGCCTGCCGGCGCCGCGTCGGCAGGCCATCCAAACCCTGAAGACCCGCGTCCGCGGGCCACGCCAACAAGGAGGTCGCCGTGCTGCTGCGCGAGAAGGGGAAACCAGACGGCCCGACGGTCGGCATGGGCTGGGACGAGGCCCAGGCCGCGTTGCAGGCCGGCACGCACGAGGTCGCGGAGGGAAACAGCCCCGACGGCGACGAGAGCGTGGACGAGGTCGATGCCCAGACCAAGGCCGACCTCGTTGCGGCGTTGCGCCGAGCGTGAACGCCTTCGCGACCATGGTGGACGCGCAGTTCGAGGATCCTCACCTCGGGCTGGACGCGCTGTGGCGCGCCCAGGGCGGGCCCCATGGCCGGCCGGTCCGTGTCCGCCGGCGCACGCCCGAGGCGATCGTCCCGCTGGACGGCAGGCCGTACGACCTCGACGCCATGCTGGTCGAGGTGCGCCTGTCCGAGGTGACGGACCCGGCCGTGACCGATGAGATCGACCTGCTCGACGCCGACGGCAGCGTGAGCGAGACGCTCGTCGTCATCGGCCTCGCCCGGATCGACCGGCAGCGCCTGGTGCGCACCTGCGAGGTCGAGCTGCGCCAGCCCGTGGCGGACGGGGGGACCTCGTGAGGTTCACCGCGACGGCCGGCGATCCGCGCGCGGCGCTGAAGGGCACCGACGAACAGATCGCCCGTTCGGTCACCGCGGGCATGCGTGCGGTCACGGACGGGCTGAAGCAGGATCTCCGCGCCGATGTGCGCGAGGCCGGGCTCGGCCAGCGCCTCGCCAACACTTGGCGCGGCCAGACCTTTCCGAAGGCCGAGGCGAGCGCCGAGGCGGCAGCCTACGTCTCGTCCAACGCGCCGAAGCTGATCGACGCGTTCGACCGGGGTGCCGTCATCACCGCGCGCAACCGCCGTTATCTCGCGATCCCGACCCCCGAGGCCGGCGTGCGTCACCTGTCGAAGCGCCGGGGCAAGGGCTCGAGCGACAATGGCCTGACGCCGGCGGCCTGGGAGCGCGAGACCGGGGTGAAGCTGCGGTTCGTGCCGAGCCGGACCGGCGGCGTGCTCGTCGCCGACGCGTTCTACCGGCGCCAGGCCGCCCGGTTCCAGCGGCGCAAGTCGTTCCGGCCGATCCGCGAGAGCGGCCCCGATCGCGGGCGCTCCTTCGTCGTGATCTTCGTGCTGGTGCGGCAGGCCAAGCTGCGCAAGCGGCTCGACATCGCCGCGACCGCCCGGCGCTGGGCCGACCAAGTGCCGGGCACCATCGCCGCGCATTGGCAGGCGTGAGCCCGCGATGCCGAGCACCCGCGAGCGCGTGATCCTGGCCGTCGTCGCCCTGTTGCGGGCGGCGCTGCCGCAGGCCGCCCATAGCCGCAACGAGGCCAAGCCGCGGACCATCCCGCACGGCGGCACCGTCACCGTCGACGACGGCGTGCCCGGCACGCCCGAGGTGACGCTGAGCCCGGCCACCTACATCTTCGAGCACGAGATCCCGGTCGAGGTCGTTGCGAAGAAGGGTCCGGGCGAGACCGCCGAGGCCCGGCTCGACGCCATGCTGCAGGCCATCGGCGCTGCCGTCGCCGCGGACCGGACGCTCGGTGGGCTGTGCGACCACCTCGAGGTCACCGCGCCGGACACCGAACCGCTCACCGGCGAGGGCGCGGCGGTCTCGCGAGCGGCCGTGCTCGGCCTGATTGCCGTCTACGGCACCACCGACCCGCTCAACTGACACCACTCACGCGAGGAGACATTCATGGCCCGCGCACGCGGAGCGAACGCCGTGATGGCGGGCGCCTTCGAGGCCACCTACGGTACGCCGCCGTCCAGCGGCTACCGCAAGCTGCCCTTCGTCCAGTCCAACCTCGGCGAGGAGCAGGGGCTGATCCCCTCCGACCTGCTCGGCTACGGCCGCGAGGCGCTGCCGCCCTCGCGCGACGTCATCAACAACGACGGCGACGTGGTCGTGCCGATCGATCTGCGCAACTTCGGCACCTGGCTGAAGCTGCTCCTCGGCCAGCCGACCACCACCACGGTCAGCGGCACCAGCACGCACGTCTTCACCTCGGGCGCGGCGACACTGCCGTCGATGACGCTCGAGGTCGGCCTGCCCGAGGTGCCGAGCTACGGCCAGAACTTCGGCGTTCGCGGCAACACGATGCGGGTGCAGATGCAGCGCTCGGGCCTGCTCACCGCGACGCTCGGGCTGATCGCGCAGGGAGAGAACAAGCTCAAGGCCTCCGCCGCCGGCACGCCGGCGGAAGCCGCGATCGAGCGGTTCGCGCCGGCCCAGGGCGCGATCACCCGCGCCGGCGCGGCGCTCGGCTCGGTCGTCTCGGCGGACTTCACCTATTCGAACAATCTCGACAAGGTCGAGACGATCCGCAGCGACGGACGGATCGAGGATGCCGAGCCCGGCATGGTGGCGATGTCGGGCAACCTCGTCGTCCGCTTCGCCGATACGGCTTTGCTCGACCAGGCGACCGCCGGCACCCCGGTCGAACTCAGCTTCGGCTGGGCGATCGACGCCGCGCGCTCGCTCTTGTTCCGGGTGCCGTCGGTCTACCTGCCGCGGGCCAAGACCCCGGTGACGGGCCCGGCCGGGGTGCAGGCGACGTTCCCGTGGCAGGCCTCGCGCGACGCCTCGGGCAAGACCGTGATCGCGACGCTCGTAAACAACGTCGCGAATTACTGA